TTTGATGTTCTTTATTTCTTTCTTGATTTTCATGGGTAGAAAAAAGGTAGAATTTATTCATACCGTTTATAAATACTTATCCAAAAGTAAAGTTTTTTCGCAAAATCTCTAATATTTATCAATAAAATAAATCTGTAACAGAATAATTTAATAATGGCAACAGCACAAGCAAATCAAAAAGTATTCGTTTCACCAGGCGTATACACATCTGAGACCGACTTATCATTCGTAGCCCAAAGTGTTGGGGTAACGACTTTAGGTCTTGTTGGAGAAACTTTAAGAGGTCCAGCATTCGAACCAGTATTCATAACTAACTACGACGAGTTTCAAGCCTACTTTGGCGGAACTGAACCCGTTAAATTTTATAACACCCAAATCCCAAAATATGAGGCGGCATATATTGCTAAATCATACTTGCAACAATCAAACCAATTGTTTGTTACAAGAATTTTAGGTTTGTCGGGTTATGATGCGGGTCCATCTTGGAGTTTATCTTTAATCGCCAACGTTGACCCTACAACTATCGGTGACCCATCAAACTCAACAACTTTTACGGCAACGTTCACAGGAAATTCTTCACAAAACACTGTATCATTTATTAGTGGTGCGTTACCAACACAAGTTCAATCAAACTTAAATGTACAATATAGATTGAATGATGGTTCAACATCAACATTACAAACTGACTTCAATGCTTATTTAGGAGGTATTATTGATACACCATCTTTATCAGCAACTACATCAGTTATTTATGGTGCAATACCTAACACTGATTATGATACATTAGTATCTACATACAGTGCGGTTACTGACCCATACAATTGTGTTAATAGTTTTGACGATAATGATTTATCATCTTCCGCTAATGACCCATGGTTATATGCTAACTTTGATATTTCAAGTGGAAATGCATATACAGGTTATTCATTCTACTATTCAGTTAGTAGTTTAACCTCAGGTGGTTCAGGTTCTTTTACAGGTACAATAACAGGTGAAAGTTATACATTCACAGGAACTGCGTATACCGAATTTAATAACATGGTTGTTGCAACTCTTCGTTCTAGAGGTATTTCATTATATAGTAATAGTTCAACAAGTGAAAATCACGGACCTGTTTATCAAGTAAGTGGTCTCACAGATTTACAAATGGTAACTACTGGTCAATATTCAGGAATTACAAGTTCACCTTTTGCGACTTTCTTATTATCAGGTGTTACAAGAGACAATGATACTTTCTCGTTTGAGACTTCATTATTGGCATCATCTTCAAAATATTTAACTAAAGTTTTAGGTGTAGATAATTTTGGAAAATCAAGATTTGAGGTACCTGTTTATGTTGAAGAGTCTTACCAAGGTAGTTTAAATTATGCATATAACCAAGGTTATATTAGAGGTTTAAATTCAACTTTAATTGCATTACCTGACGCTAGAAGTCAATCAAGTCAATCAATCGCTTGGAATTTAGAAAAATATCAATCACCTGAAACCCCGTTCTTGGTTTCTGAATTGAGAGGTAATAAAGTTTATAACTTATTTAAGTTTATTTCAATTTCTGATGGTGATTCTGCAAACACAGAGATTAAGGTTTCAATTGCAAACTTATCATTTAACAACATGTCTTTTGATGTGTTTGTTAGAAATTTCTTTGACACGGATGCTAACCCAGTAGTAATTGAAAAATTTACTAATTGTAATTTAGACCCATTATCAAATAATTTTATTGCTAAAAAGATTGGTTCTTCTGATGGAGAATACGCTTTAATATCAAGATATATTATGATTGAAATGGCGGATGAAGCACCAATTGATGCTCTTCCTTGTGGATTCTATGGATACACACAAAGAGAATATGAAGATTTTGCGGTTTATCCATCACCATACCCTAAATTCAAAACAAAATACGATTACCCAGGTGAAGTAATTGCTAACCCACCATTTGGTACTCCTTCAGGTGGTTCAAATACTGTTGAATCTGCGGGAGACGTTGTAAGAAGAACTTACTTAGGTTTCTCAACTCAATATGGTATTGACGAATCATTCTTAACTTACAAAGGAAAACAAAATCCACAAACAGGTTGGGAAACTGCGACAGATTCAGTTAAATGGAATGTATTAAGTAAAGGTTTCCACATGGATTCAGGCGCAACTGTTGTGACAATTTCTAACTTATCGTTAGCAAGTGGTGAAACTGCGTTTGAATGTGGTGTTGCGGACTTTAGAGAAGACCCAGCAACTCAAGAGAACCCATACTACTTTATCTACTCAAGAAAATATACAGTATGTTTTGCAGGTGGATTTGACGGTTGGGATATCTACAGAGAGTGGAGAACTAATGAAGACAGGTTCCAATTGGGAGCATCAGGTTACTTGGCGGGAGCTTATCCTTCATCAAGATATCCAACAGCGACAGGAGACGGTATGTTCAAAAGAATTGTTGTTCAAAACAATACTCAAGATTTTGCAAACACTGACTACTACGCATACTTACTTGGTATCTTAACATTTGCAAACCCTGAAGCGACAAACATTAATATATTTGCAACTGCAAGTATTGATTACGTGAACAACTCAAATCTTGTTGAAGAAGCAATTGACATGGTTCAATTCTCAAGAGCGGATTCAGTTTATATTTGTACAACTCCTGACTACAGAATGTATACACCAGATGCGACTAGCTCTTTAGATGTTATCTATTCACAAGAAGCGGTTGACAATTTGGATAATACAGGGATTGACTCTAACTACACTGCAACCTACTACCCTTGGATTTTAACAAGAGATACGGTAAACAATACACAAATTTACTTACCACCAACAGGTGAAGTTTGTAGAAACTTAGCATTGACTGATAACATTTCATTCCCTTGGTTCGCATCAGCGGGTTACACAAGAGGTCTTGTAAACTCAATCAAAGCTAGACAAAAACTTACACAAACTGATAGAGATACGTTGTATCAAGGTAGAATTAACCCTATCGCAACTTTCTCTGATGTTGGAACTGTGATTTGGGGTAACAAAACATTACAAGTTGCTGACACATCACTTAACAGATTGAACGTAAGAAGATTATTACTTCAAGCTCGTAAGTTGATTTCCGCAGTAGCTGTAAGATTATTGTTCGAACAAAACGACCAAATCGTTAGACAACAATTCTTGGATAGTGTTAACCCTATCTTAGATTCAATTAGAAGAGACAGAGGTTTATACGATTTCCGTGTAACTGTTTCATCTTCACCTGAAGACTTAGACAGAAACACATTAACAGGTAAAATTTACTTAAAACCTACGAAGGCATTAGAATTCATCGATATTGAATTCTTTATTACTCCAACAGGAGCTTCGTTTGAGAATATTTAATAAACTTAATGGGGGTACTAATCATACCCCCTTTATTTGCCAAGTATGAAAAGACAACTTAGAGAAGGATTTAAAGGTGAAGGTACACCAGATATGAAATATTACGCTTTTGATTGGGATGACAATATCGTTCACATGCCAACAAAGATAATGTTAAAAACTGATGACGGAGATGAGGTTGGTATGAGTACAGATGATTTTGCAGAATATAGAGGTATAATCGGAAAAGAAGATTTTGAATATAATGGTGATACCATTGTTGGCTTTGCGGAAGACCCTTTTAGAAATTTTAGAACCGCAGGAGACAAAGATTTCTTGGTGGATGCAATGAGAGCAAAACTTGGACCAGCATTTAATGATTTTAAAGAGGCGATTAATAATGGGTCAATATTTTCAATCATCACTGCAAGAGGTCACAACCCCAACACTTTAAAACAAGCCGTTTACAATTATATTATTGACGGATTTAATGGTATTGATAAAGACCAACTAGTTAAGAACCTTAAAAAATACAGGTCGTTTTTTGACGAGGACGATATGACTGACGATGAATTAATCAAGTCGTATTTGGAACTTAACAAATACCATCCAGTGTCGTTTGACGATGAAGAAGGAGCTGCCAATCCTGAAGAAGCGAAAGTTCGTGCTATGGAAGGATTTGTTTCTTATGTTAAACAAATGGCAAACAATTTAAATAAAAAGGCATTTTTCAAAAATGATATATCTAATAACTTTGTTCCAGAGCAACCTAGTATTGGATTCTCAGATGATGATGTTAGAAATGTAGAAGTAATGAGTAAACATTTTAAAGATAAACCAG